TATGCCGGAAAGGTTTGATTACGCTGTTGGTGCGTTGGATAGCCTACAAGCTAAACAAGGCGAGAAGCTATGCGAGTATAAGCTCGGATTAACTAAAGACTTAAAGCCTTGTGGGTTTTACGACAAAAGTGTTTGGTTTCGAGGTGTAGCGGATTTAATAATTCTAGATGATGATCTAGCATGGGTTGTAGATTACAAAACAGGGAAGTCTGCTAAGTATGCCGATAAAGGTCAGTTAGAACTCATGGCTCTAGCTACCTTCAAACACTTCCCTGAAGTAGAAGAAGTACGTGCTGGATTGCTATTCGTGGTGTCTAAGAACTTAGTAAGAGATACATACCTAAGAGATAATGAATCAATCCTTTGGGAGAAGTGGCTAACAAATTATGGTAAGTTGGAAACAGCGGAAGCTAATGATGTATGGAACCCCCGCCCAAGTGGATTGTGTAAAAGACATTGCGCGGTTATTGAGTGCGCTCACAATGGGAGAAACTAATGGCTTATACTAAATCCCCTCGCCCTTATAAGCATGAGTACGAACTACAAAAAGCACGGGGCGAACATAAATACCGTATGGAACGGCAGAGGGCCAGACGCAAATTCGATAAAGAAAATGGCCCCGCGAAGCGTAAGGGTAAGGACATAAGTCATAACAAACCCCTACGTAACGGAGGCACTAACGCAGACGGATACACGTTACAATCCCCAAGTAAGAACCGCGCAAATAACGGTAAAAAGAAGAAAAAAACCTAGGAGAACGGTTTTGCAGATAATTAATAATAAGGCACTGCTGTTAAAGTTACGGCATCCCAAGCAAGTGACTACGGTAATACCGAAAAGTCGTGAAGTAACTACGAATAATGTATTGGTTAAGTGGGGCGTTACTGAAAGCCACACCTTAAAGAATTTAAATATAAACGTACCATCACCTATTAAAGGACAGTACACGTGGACTGGTCAGCATAAACCTTTCGCGCACCAGAAAGATACTTCCGCGTTCCTGACAATGAATAGGAAAGCGTTCTGCTTCAACGAACAAGGCACGGGCAAGACTGCCTCTGCGATATGGGCTTCAGATTTCTTACTGAAGCAGGGAGCCATAAAGAGAGTGTTAGTTATCTGCCCGCTGTCGATCATGGATAGCGCATGGCGTAGTGACTTGTTTAGTTTTGCAATGCACAGAAGCGTAGATATAGCCTACGGTCCTGCTGACAAACGCCGTAAAATAATAGAGGGCAATGCCGAATACGTTATAATCAACTATGATGGTGTTGCCATAGTACAGGATGCCATAATAGATGGTAACTTCGATCTGATAATCGTGGATGAAGCTACTCACTATAAGAACGCCCAGACTACGCGATGGAAGACGCTAAACAAGATACTAAAACCTGACACGTGGTTATGGATGATGACAGGTACACCTGCCGCACAAAGTCCTTTGGATGCTTACGGCCTAGCTAAATTAATAAATCCCACTTGTGTACCACGTTTCTTTGGCTCGTTCCGAGATATGGTGATGTACAAAATATCTAACTTTAAGTGGATACCCAAGGACAGTGCTATAGATACTGTGTTCAATGCACTACAACCTGCTATACGGTATACTAAAGAAGACTGTTTAGATCTTCCAGACATGGTGTACACCAACCGTGAAGTCGAGATGACTCGCCAGCAACAGAAGTATTATAAAGAGCTACGGAACCGTATGGTAGTTCAAGCCGCTGGAGAGGAGATAACCGCAGTAAATGCGGCGGTTAACATGAACAAGTTACTACAAATAGCTTGTGGCGCAATTTATACCGATAAGGGTGATACACTAGAGTTTGATATAAAACACAGGTACAGGGTTTTACGTGAAGTTATAGATGAATCTAGCCAGAAGGTGCTTGTGTTTGTACCTTTTAAACACGCTATAAGCATACTGGCAGAAAAACTTACCGCTGATGGTATAACTAATGCTGTCATACAAGGTGATGTCAAAGTTGGTAGGCGCACAGAAATATTTAAAGCGTTCCAAGAACAGGATAATCCTCGCGTACTTATAATCCAACCAGCCGCCGCCGCTCATGGTGTAACCCTTACTGCCGCAAATACTGTGGTCTGGTGGGGACCAACGAGTTCTCTAGAAACCTATGCTCAAGCTAACGCACGTGTACACCGTGCAGGGCAAACACACAAATGTACCGTCGTACAGCTACAAGGTTCCCTCGTAGAGAAACACGTTTACCGGTTATTAGATAGTAAAATAGACGTTCACTCGCAAATTATAGATTTATACAACAAATTACTTGACTAGAGTATTATCTACCACTAAATTGCATACTCTACAAAGATTTGGAGATGTAAAATGAGCGGAGAACTAGATAAACTAACTAAAGTCTACCTTAAAATAAAAGCAAAGCGGAGCGAAATATCCGCAAAATTTAAGGAAGAAGACGGTGGCTTGCAAGAACAGCAAGATATTATAAAGAGAGCGTTATTAGATCATTGTAAAGAACATGAAGTCGAAAGCGTAAGAACTTCAGAAGGTCTTTTCTACAGGACCGTTAAGACACGTTACTGGACTAGTGATTGGGAATCTATGTACAGCTTCGTAGAGGAGCATGGTGTACCTGAGTTCTTCGAGAAGAGATTAAATCAAGGTAACGTGAAACAATTTTTAGAAGAAAACCCCGAGTGCGTACCAGCAGGGTTAAATGTAGACAGTGAATACATGATATCAGTTAGGAAAAAATAATGAGTGGACCTTACGTAACTATCGAAAAACTAGCTAACCATTTACAAGTATCAATATCTACTATACGTGGATGGGTTAGAAATAAGCACATACCAGAAGATACCTACATCCGTGTAGTCAATACATATCGTTTTTGTATAGATGATGTTACCGCCGCTTTATCTGCGGGTAGTGGTAAAGATACCGAAATAGCTAACGAAGTAGACGAAGATTTATGAGACGTATAAGTATACGTGATAAAATGTTTACCGAGTATTCCGATCAAGGAAATATATTAGTAAATTCTAATAAATACGAAGCTGTTATAGTAAATGCCGCATTTGTTTCAAGGTCTTATTACGAAGGTGAGTACGACCCAGACAAATTAATGTTGCCTACTTGTTGGTCCTCAGATACTCAAACTCCATCTTTTGATGTTCCACAAGAACAACGTCAAGCGGCTAGGTGTATGGATTGCCCACATAACATACGTGGGTCAGGTTATAGAAGCAGCAGGGCTTGCAGGTTTGCACAGCAAATAGCGGTCCTACCTGTGGATAGATTACACGAAGTATACCAAATGAGGTTACCTGCTACATCTATATTTGGACAGGCAAGAGAAGGGCATATGCCTATGAAAGCATACGCGGAGTTTTTATCTACTAGAGATACTCCAGTAATATCTGTTCTTACTGAGATATATTTTGACGAGAACAGCAACACACCGAAGTTATTCTTCAAACCAATTCGCCCTCTACGGGATGAAGAATTTAATGTAGCTTCAAGTATGATTACCCATGCTGACACGGCACAGGCGATTACACTGGACTACACACCATTTGAGGGTAGCACACAATCCCCGTTTGAGATTTCAGATGGGTTTCAATATTAGGAGAAGTAATATGGCTGATAAGCCTAAAACAATACCATTTATGATTAGTCAAGTAGAGGCACTATACCCTCGTTTAGATAAGACATACAGGTTTGATAGCAAGGAGAAGCGTTCTGTACCCTGTGATGTGTTTGATGATGGAGCTAAATACGAAGTAAGTTTTCGTATGAATAGCGAACAGGCTAAAAAGTTGTTTAGTCAGATGAAAACAGCTTACGCAGAAAGGGCTGGGGACGATTGGCCTGAGAAGTTTGATAACCCTTTTACCAAGGAAGAAGAAGGAACATACAAATTTAAGAGTTCTTTAAAGGGAGCGTACGGTAAAGATGCTACTAGGAAGCCAACACAATACGATGCTTCCAACGCTAAACTACCTGATGATTTCTTACTTACTACAGGTAGCACTATAAATATTGCAGGGGTATGCGTACCTTACCATGCTAAAGGCGTTGGTACTGGAGTATCCCTACGTATGAACGCTGTACAGGTTACTAACTATGTACCTATGCAGATGTCGTCTCCGTTTGAAGCTACTGAAGGCTTTGAGGCTGACCTTGGTGGTAATCCGTTTCANAGTGTAACGGAGCCAGAAGTATCTGAAGAAGAAGTTACAGAAGAGATAGTTGAGCCTAAGAAGGTGGCTAAGAAATCCGCTTCCGTAAAGGCTAAAGACCCTGAGATCGACGCTATCGTGGATGATTGGGACGATTAAATCTTTTAACATAACCCCAACTGCGCCTAGCGTGGTTGGGGATTTCTCTCAGGTAAGTAATAATGGAAACAAAAAAATTCTTACAGAGAGCGTTAGGGGAAGATGGCTTTTACTGTGTATTTGCATCTCTACGGTTACAAGATCGGAGAGTACAAAAGTTTTATACTTCCATAGACGCTGTTCTGACGAAAGCGCAGGAATTAGACGGAGCTGGGTTTGATGCGTATTTTGCGCTGGCTACTTTTAAAGAAGATGGGTCACGTAAAGTAAACAACGTAAAACAACTTAGAGCGTTTTTTCTAGATTTAGATTGTGGTCCTAGCAAAGACTACGAGAACCAGAATGAAGCTATGCTAGCTTTGCGAGGGTTCTGTAAGAAACTAGACTTGCCAAGACCTACTCTAATTAACTCGGGCCGAGGGATTCATGTTTATTGGTTCTTGTCAGAACCTGTTAGCATAGAAGAATGGCTACCAATAGCAGAGAGGCTTAAACAACTCTGTGTAGAACATAAACTACTAGCAGACCCTGCCGTCACAGCAGATGCCGCTAGGGTTCTTCGTATACCTACAACCCATAACTATAAGACAGACCCTCCAACTCCAGTAGGGTTCTTTGGCACAGATATGTCTAAGCCTATGCACATAGACGTATTTAAAGAGTACATGGGTACTACTTTAATCCCAGTTCCTACTAGGCACATACCGGCTGGTAGCAACGCTGTTATGGAAGCGTTACTTGGTAACAAGAAGAACACATTTAAAGATATAGTTGATAAAATAAAAGCTGGTAATGGGTGCGAACAGATAAGAAACATACTCGTTAATCAGGAAGAAATAAGTGAGCCATTGTGGAGAGCAGGGTTATCAATAGCTAAATTCTGCGAAGATGGGCAGAAAGCCGCGCACGTGCTATCTAGAAACCATCCTGAGTACAGTATAGAAGATACGAGAAAGAAGATGGACCTTATAAAGGGTCCGTACTTATGCGATACGTTTGATGAGTTTAACCCTAACGTATGCACCGAGTGTCCTCACCGAGGGAAGGTAAAGTCTCCTATAAGCCTAGGCAGTAGGATACGAGAAGCTACTGAAGAAGATAACATTGTGGAAGCGCCGTCTATAGACCTCCCCAATGCTCCTATAAATACATACACTATACCTGCTTATCCAGCACCGTACTTCAGAGGTGCAAACGGAGGTATATACACAAGGGTGACCCTCCCTGACGGGGAAGTTACCGAGAAGGCTATATATCATAACGACCTGTATGTTGTTCGTCGTTTGTGGGATGGGGAGTTAGGTGAAGCCATAGTTATGCGGTTGCATTTACCAAAAGACGGCGTACGGGAGTTTACAATACCTTTAACCGCCGTGAACTCTAAGGAAGAGTTTCGCAAACAGATGTCTATGTATGGTGTCGCTGTTAGTAAAATGGATGAGATTATGCACTACACAACAACATGGGTTAACGAATTACAGGCAAATAGTATGGCAGATGAAGCACACAAGCAATTTGGTTGGACTAGCGATGAATGTAAATCGTTCATACTAGGTAATCAGGAGATATTTGGGGATCGGGTAGAGTTTAATCCCCCGTCTAATCAGACTATAGGTCTGTTCCCTTCCTTTGAGCCTAAAGGTACATTAGAAGAATGGAAAGATACGGTAAACTTCTATAACCGAGACGGGTTTGAACTGCATCAATTTGTAGTCGGCTCTTCGTTTGGTTCTATCCTTATGAATCTGTCGCCAGTAAACTGTGCCGCGTTACATATACATAGTAAGGAATCAGGTGTAGGTAAGACTACGGCTATGTCGGCAGGGGTTTCGGTGTGGGGAAGGCCAGAAGACCTAGTACTGAACCAGCACGACACGTTTAATATTAAGATGCACAGGGGAGAAATCTACCACAATCTACCTCTCTACATGGACGAACTCACTAACAGTAGTCCTAACGAACTGAGTAACCTTGCGTACCAGCTTACAGGCGGTAGACAACGGGGGCGTATGACTAGCGGTGGTAATGCCGAGCGATACCGTGGGGATGCGTGGAAGTTGCTGTCAGTGACTACAGGTAACACAAGTATTATTGAGCGTATAAGTATGGCGAAGGCAATGCCGAAAGCGGAAGCACAGCGCATATTAGAGGTCAAAGTAGATCGGTTGTTTAATGAGGCTGAAGATAAAGAACAGCAAGATAACTTCAGTACCGCGCTTAATAACTACTACGGTACGGCCGGTAAAGAATACGTACAATACGTCATAACTAATTTAGACGCGGTTAAGAAACTGATCGAGGATGTTAGAGTTAAAGTTGACACTGGGGCAGGGCTTACCTCTGAGAATAGATTTTGGTCTGCATTTACCACTAATACTATAGCAGGGCTTATGCTAGCGAAACGTGCGGGGCTTATTGACTACGATGTAGGCAAGGTATTTAAGTGGGCTATCTCCCTGTTGAAACAGAACAAGCACTACGTGTCGGATATGAACGCATCTGTAGAAGAGGTTTTGAACGACTACATCCACGAACACTGGAGTAACGTATTGTGGATTAAAAGCACAGACGATCTACGTAAGCAGAACAACAATGGCCTAGATTCCCTTGTTGTGCCGGAAGCGTTGCCTAGAGGTAAGCTAGTAGCTAGATATGAGACAGATATAAAGAGAGCCTACCTTATACCGAAACCTCTTAAAGCGTGGTGTGGTGAGCAACAGATAAATTATGCGGCGTTCTTGGAGGATTTAAAGACCAAGATGAACGCAACCAAAGCTAAAATGCGGCTGAGTAAAGGCACACATATGCAGTTGCCGCCCACTGATGTTATTGTAGTAAGTTGTTCTATTGAGGAAAGTGATGAAGCAAGGGGTATTGAAGACTGACGATCTAAATCCTGACGGAGTTAGAGTCGTGGTGAAGTGGGCCGATATGGATGTAGGTACTTCTGTGTTCGTGCCATGTATAAATACTGAGGAAGCAATGCGCCAAGCGGCTAAGATAGTAGTAGCTAAAGGATACAAAACCGAAGCGAAAGTAGTAGTGGAGAATAAAATATTAGGTATTCGCATTTGGAGGACGGTGTGATATTGTTCTTAGGACAGCCATCTCCGTGTCTGTCGTTCTCCTAATGGGGCGCTTTGACTACTTTCAGCGTCTCAAACTTACCCCCACCCTAACCGGTGGGGGTTTTTTATCCACCCCATTCACTACTACTTTGGAGTAACAATCCACGAAGGTTTGCGGGAAGATTTATACCGTTGTGCT